AAATTCACTATATTCTAGTACAAATAGTTTATTTCAAAAAGACAGAACAACAGGAAATTACGTACTTAAAAATCCACAACAAAAGGGAACTACTGAAGTAAATGATGTTTTTGTAGAACCAATTTCAAAAACACTTTATTACTTTGATGGAAAAAAATTAGTTCCAACTAAATAAGGAGATCTGTAATGGATGAAAGAGAAGATCTTCAAAATATAGAAGATAATATTATTGCAGAAAATATTGATTCTTCAGTAGAAGAACAAGTTAAAGCTCCTCCAATTGAGATAGAAGAACTTAAACAAGAACCAACTGTACCAGAGTATAGTGAATTTCCTCTTGGTCTAAAAGCACCTGCAAATTTATCTATCCATTGATCTAACTTGTCATTACTTCTAGTTAAATCTTCCCCTTGTTTAGATAATTTTCTTCCAATAGCTCCAAGTCCATAAGAAGTAACTACTCCTAAAAACCCAGTATCTGCACCAAATTTAAATCTATTTGTTAAATTTCTAACTGCTTCTTCTTTAGCATCTTCTCTTTTAGCCCTGTCTAATTTTGATGGTAAATTACCAAATACTTCTTCAAGTATTTCAATATCACCTAATGTCCCAATTTCTTCTCCATCAGCAACTAATCCTGCTCCAATACCTCCACCAATACCTATTGCAAAATATTTTTGAGTTCTTGTAAGATTATTTAATGCATTTGCTTTATCTATTGCACTAACCATATTTGCATTTGGTTTAGCAATTCTATTTGCTCTAGCAGCGGTTATATATTTACTTGCAATTGCTTTTGATTTTTCAGCAACTTTTAATGCAGTCCCTGTCGCCAGCTTCGCGCCTCCGTATAACTGTGTAAAAGCAGAACTTAATCTTCCAACTGCATCTGTATACGCAATTTCTTCTGCTCCTTTTTGAACTTTTCCAAATACAGATTCATCAAAATATTTTTCTAATTTTGCAGCAGTTCCTTGATCTACTGCAATACCTTCTGGCTTCATGGCATCAAAGCCTTTAAAAGTTATTTTACCACCTTGAACAACATCATCTCCTGCAGTTAATAATTCATCTACTCTTCCTACTATTCTTTTAAATGCTGGAGTCTTTGAGGAAATACCGCTTTCTTTTGCAATATTAAAAAGTGTTTTATCAATATCTAATATTAAATCTTTAGCAACAATTTGCCCTGAATTAATTTGACCCTCTACATCTTTAATACCTTGAAATAATTTTTCAGGTTTTATTCCTCTTGGTCTAAATGCACCTGCAAACTTATCTATCCATTGATCTAGTTTGTCATTACTTCTAGTTAAATCTTCCCCCTGTTTAGATAATTTTCTACCAATAGCTCCAATTCCATAAGAAGTAACTACTCCTAAAAATCCTGTATCTGCACCAAATTTAAACCTGTTTGTTAAATTTCTAACCGCTTCCTCTTTGGCATCATCTCTTTTAGCTCTGTCTAATTTTGATGGTAAATTACCAAATAGTTCTTCTAATATTTCAATATCTCCCAATGTTCCAATTTCTTCTCCATCAGCAACAAGTCCTGCTCCAATACCTCCACCAATACCTATTGCAAGATATTTTTGTGTTCTTGTAAGATTATTTAATGATTCAGCTTTTTTCATTGCACTAACCATATTTGCATTTGGTTTAGCAACCCTGTTTACTTTAGCAGCAGCAATATATTTATTTGCAATCTCTTTTGATTTTTCAGCAATCTTTAACGTGGCACCTGTCGCCAGCTTCGCGCCTCCATATAACTGTGTAAAGGCAGAACTTAATCTTCCAACTGCATCAGTATATGCAACTTCTTCTGCTCCTTTTTGAATTTTACCAAATATAGAATCATCAAAGTATTTTTCTAATTTTGCAGCAGTTCCTTTATCTACTTCAATACCTTCTGGCTTCATGGCATCTACAAGTTCCCCTGTTAATGAAAAGAAGAACTTTCTTGCCATTTTTAAATTACCATTAATAATTCCGGCAGCTCCTGTTTCTATAATAGTATAATCTGATTGTGGTTCTACTTCTTGATCAGTTGCTTTTTTATAAAGTCTTTCACCAAGTTTACCTAATCGGTAAAATCCATCTGCTTGTATCTCAACAGGTCCTGTTGGAATATCTATTACTTTTTTAGGTGCTTCTCTCTTAGGAGCTTTATATGTTAGACCTTCTGGTAATGGTTCTACAGGAAATTCACTGTATTCAGGTACTGCAGGTTCTTCTTTAAGTTTTTCTATTTCAATAGGAGGAGCTTTAGCTTGTTCTTCAATAGAAGAATCAATTGTGGTAGCTTCGATATTATCTTCTAAGTTTTGAAGATCTTCTCTTTCATCCATATCAGATCTCCTTATTTAACAGGTACTAATTTTTTACCGTCAAAGTAATAAAGTTTTTTTGTGTTAGGATCTACAAACACATCATTAACTCTAATATTTCCTTTTTGTTGTGGATTTGTAAGAATATAATTTCCACTTGCATCTTGTGTAAATCTGCTAGGACTAATTGATCCTTTAAATCTTCCTTTGATTTGCCCTGCATAAGAAGGGTCTCTTGTTATTTTATATTCAATTTCTGCTTCAGCTCTTGCTGATGGATAATCTAACCCAGCCGATACTTTACCTTGTGCAATTTTTTCAATAATGTCTTCTGACTTATCTTTAGCTCCTAATTCTTTTGCTAATACTCTTTTTAAAGCTTCGTTGTACGGAATTTTTTCAACATTTGCTAAATCTCTTGCTTGTTGTTGATACAAATATAATTTTTCTTTTGTTAAAGATCCCTTTAATAAAGCGCTAAATACATCAGCACCTGCTTTTTTAGCAGCTTGTTCTTTTGGAGCATTTATTGCTTGATAATTTTTTGCAGCCTCTCCAAATACAGAACCAAATGTTTTTAGTGAAGTAGGACTTCCTGCTCCTGCTGCTCCGATAGAAGTTAAATAATCAAATACACTTTCTTTATCAGAAGGCATCATTCTTTTTTGAATAACGTCTGCATAAGCTTCCATAACAGGAATTTGAGACATATCTCTATCTGTAGGAGCTCTAAGAGTTACATCTTCTGACACATCTACATTGTAAGGATAATTTTGAATATCCATATCAAGCGAAGTTCCTTCATAAGGATCAGTTCCAGTTTTATATTTTTTTCTTTCCAACCCTGAAGTAATTCCAACACCATAAGATGCAGGACCACCTCTTCTGAACATTGGTCTTTTTAAAATGTTAGGCATGATTAGAATGAACCCTCTGATCCATATATATCATATCCACCACCTGAAGTAGATCTATAATAATCTGTTGGACTTCCATAACCTCCAAAAATACCACCTCCGGTAGGATTGCTTCCTCCTTTAAATACATCACCCAAAATACTTCCTGCTCCTCTTACAACATCTCCTAGCACATTAGAAATAGACATAGATGGTTTAGCTAAACTTCCAATTCCTGTCATTGCTGCAAGTCTTGGATCTGTCATTAAAGGAACTCCCGGTGTCGAAGGTGTTCCTAAAAGACCTCCAAATATATTTGCCCCTTGTTGAATTCTTTGTAATGGGAAATTTAATGCAGTTTGTTCCCCTTGTTGTAATGCATTTAATATATTTTGAGCATATTGTTGGGATCCTGCTCCATATGATCCTAATCCAGCTTGTGTTGTTTGTTCAAATCCTTGTTGAATTCCAGGTATAGCAAGTAAATTTGCAATTCCTTGTTGTTGTCTTGCTATTGCTTGAGCATAATTTTGAGCTTGTAAATCAGCTACAGTTTTACCAATAGCTTCTGTTGTTCCTCTTTGTAATTGTCCTCTTGCAATATCAAAACGACTTCCACCAAATGCCCCTTGTCCCACAGCACTTGCTGCAAGTTGTTGTTCTCTTTGCGCTCCAAATTCTTGTTGTCGTCTAACTGCTTCATCAATAACGTCTTGTTGATATGGAGACATGTATTGTTGATAACCAGTTGGTCCTTTTTGAATTTCAGATACAGCAGATTGTAAAAAAGGTTCATATGCAGCAATACCGGTTCCTCCACCAAAACCAATTATTCTTCCTTCAGGATCATATTGAATTGTTCCAAGACCTGCTTGTTGTGCTGCTCTTTGTTGTGCTGCTTTTGTAAATGGATCTATTGCAGCAACTCGTGGCATAATACCGGAAATGTCTATAGGTCTTCCTAATTCAGATACTGTGTAATCTGCTAATAGTTCTCCAAATGGTTCTAAAAATGTAGCTGGATATCCAGGAGATGTTTCAACGGCCATTATGATTTTCCTTCCAATTGTTTCATTAATCCATACATTCGTTTTGCTCCTTTATCTACACTACCACCACCTGCTCCTCTTACAGCATCAGCAGTAAATACAAATTCATTATTAGACAACATTGCGGGTATGTCATCTGCTTTTTCTTTTATACCAATTGGTGGCACAAATCCACCTTTTTGTCTGTAATCTAATTCTGTAATACCTGCTTGATTTGTTCTCATTGGAGCTGATCCAAATTTATAACCAGATCTTTGAGATGTTTTTTTATTTTTAATATTTTGTAATATTTGTAAAAATTTAGGATTACTCATTAAACTTTTCATAGCTTGAGGATCTTTCATTACTCTTTGTGCGACAGATCTTGTTCCAGCAGCAGGAGGTAAGTTAGCTTTTAAATTAGGCATTATTTGTGAAATACCTGATCCAAAAGCATACTTCATTCTTCCACCATTTCTAGCTTCATCTCTTGGATATTTTTTTAAATAATCTTTTCTCATTTTAAATCTTTGATATTCATCTAAAAGATCTTCCATTTCATCTCTTTTTCTATTGTAATAAAATTCTTTTTTAATTTCCGTTTCATCATCAGGAGAACCTCCTTCTGCAAATCCTTGAGGTTGTTGCCCTGTTATTGCAGTTGTAATTGAAGACATATTAGATTGGTTACTAGGTTGACCTAATGTTTGTTCAGCTTGTCCTAAATTTTGACTTAACATTTCTAATCTTGGAAATATTGGTTGTTCTTCACCATTACCTAATTGCATAATTCCACCCATTTGAGCTTTTGGTCTATATACTACATCTGCTGCTGTTCTTTGTGGAGCAGTTGCTACTGTTTGAGAACCTAAAGGTCTTCCACCTTTTAATACGGGAAGAGCTGCTAATCCTTGTCCTGTTCTATATTGAGCACCTTTAAATTCTTTTCCAACATTATATTTATTATAAGCACCTAAAACTATGTCATTAATTCTTTTTTGATCATCATAAGAAAGTTTTCCACCAATAACTGAAAGAACTGCGGGACCATATTTTTTAATAACTTCAGATAAATTATCACTTCCAAAAGCTTTCATTAAAATATTTCCAAGTCCAGAAACTGATTTAGTAATTATATCTGTTATTGAATTTAATTCTGGTAATTGCAACATAGATAAATATTGTAATCCTTGACTAAAAAAACCAGGATCAACAGATTGTCCAGAACTTGTTTGCTGATAGGTTAAAGGTTGTATAGGTTGTTGCATACTTTGTTGACCTCTGTTGTCCATTAAAGATTGAATACCATAATCTAAACCTGTCTTTGCTAAGTTTTCAAAAAGTTTACTTGTTATTTGTTCAGAAGTTTGATCACTAACTAAATTACTTCCTACATTATCAAATCCAAAATCAAGTCCTCCTGAAACTGGGTCATAAAAAGAAACTGGATTAAATCCTAATTCTTCATCAAAATCTGTTGCTGCAAAAGCTGCTGCATAAGGATTACCAGTCATGGCAAATGTCATTATTGCATCTGCAATATCTACTTCAGAAGCAATATCTCCTACAACATCTCCAACGCCACCGACTACATCACCTACAAAATCTGCAGCACCACCAAGTGCATCACCGACTGAATCTACTACGCCACCCATTATTTATAATGCTCCTTAGTTAATGTTTTAGTTATTTTATAAACTTTTCCATCATTAGATACTCTTAACCAATGCACAGGTTTGTTTATTCCTAATAAATTTGTATAATATTGTTTAATCCAAGACATAACTTTTTTAAGATTTTTAACACAAATAATATCAAAATGCCATACGTTATTGCCACTATTCCAATCGTTTGGATTTAATTTACCTGTTAAAATGAATTGATTTTCAGCGTCTTTATTTAAGAATGCCCAATTAGTAAAAGCGATCACTTCATCTCCTTGTTTATGTATCTTGTATTGATTTAATTCATAAGAGGGTAGAATATGAAATAATAACTCTTTATCTGTGTATTTTTTATACCTATCAAACTTACGGTATAAAGATAAGATAGTTTTTAAATCATCTAACATCTTTGAGGCAGGCATAAAGTCCTGAAAACAGTAGACTTTACTAGTTTTTATCTGATTCGTCAACATCTGATGAACGTACTAATTCATCCTTAAATCTACCTGAATATTGATACTCTCCAATGTGAGTAATGTAATCGCCTATATAACAATAACATTTACCACCAATATCTGTCCATTTTTTACAAAAACCAAAGTCTTCACCATAGTATTTTTTATTTTTTAAATCATGATAAGTGTCAAAGAAATTCCATAAATTCTCTTTATCTTTTGCTTCTCCATTCATAATAGTTGGCTGACTTATTTTAAGTTCTGGATAAGCTTTAATCATTTTATCAAATACTTGTCTTTTAATTAACATACATCCCGTAGGTGCATGAGTGACTTCCATAACATCATCTTTTACTTTTATATTATCTTTATCATATACTTTAATTGGATAAGTAAATCCTGTATGAGATAATTCATTTGAATCTTTTATATCTCCTTTAAATTTATAAACTCTATCCCAATTTAAAGTTTTCATAGGATAAGGTACTGCTATTACTTCTCTATCTAATTCCAACATTTTAAATATAGTCTTTGAATCAAAATCAATATCTGCATCTATAAATAATAGATGAGAATATTTTTCATTTAAAAAATTAGCTACACATAAATTTCTCCCTTGTGTAACTAAAGATGATTTTAACAACAGAAAACTAACGAGTATATTTTTCTGCATACATGCCACCTGAAACTCTAATAGAGCTTGAGTGTAATGAATTGAACATTCACTATGAACGGGTGTGCACACTAATATAGAAACTTCTTTACTTTCTTTTACTTCTGGTTTTTTAAACCATATGGGTTTACTTGGATCTTGCATTCAATGCTCCTTTTAAAAAGTTAGTCCAGGCATATCCAATTTTATTCCAATTATAAAATCTATTAGTGTAATCTATTTGCATATCTAAATGTTGTCTAATGGCTGGATGATCTAATGTGTCTGCTGCATGATCAATGGCATATGCAAATTTATGCGCTAAACTTGTAAATGATTTTTCATATGGAATGTATGTAATAAATTCTGCACCTGTTTCATATAAGGCACCAAAGTCAGTTGTAATACAATACAATCCTGCTGCCATTGCTTCTAATGCTGATATACAAAATGTTTCTTCCCAAATACTTGGAAAAGCAAAGATATGATATTTGTGTAAATTTTCTCTTATATATTCATGCGGCTTGTAGCCAATATAATTTACATTAGGTAATGCTTTAGCCTGGTCATATAATTCTTGATATTGTGAATCATTGTTTTCTTTAAATGAATCACCATAAACTTGTGTTGAAGAATAAACATCTAAACTAACCAGTGGATTTTTAACTAGTTGCATTGCAGCTAGTATTACATTTAATCCTCTCCACGGAGTTGGATGAAATATTAATTTAATAGGTTCACCTTTAACATGTCTTGTTCTTGGTACAATTGGCACTACTCCATTTTTAATAACGATTGATTTATGTGTTGGAATATCAAAGTAATATCTAAACTTTTCATAGTTCCAATGAGAATTGAATACATACCAATCATATTTATCGTGATTAGATTTGTCTTTAAACCAAGGCGCAAGATTTGGTTGATCATAAGAATTCTTTTGCCAAAGGATATTTAATTTAGTTGGATGTAATGGCACTTTACCTGGAACAGATGTACAAATCTGTACCTGATCTAATAATTCTTTATCTACATGTTTTTCTAAAAATTCAAACTGTAGTTCGGTTCCACCTCTAGGTTTCATTTATCATTCATGAATTTCTTAAACAATTCTAGTCCTTTATTAGTTACTCTAACTGTAACGTCACGACTTATATCTTTAGGGTCAACGTTTGCAGCTTTGAGTTCTTCTTCGTCTTTATAAATGTATCCTGTCTTTTTATTCTTTATTATAGTTACTGTTTCTGTCTCTATATGATATTCTTTCTTATCCATTTTAATATATCTTAATTATCCATTTTCTTGTGATCTATTTATCAAAGCATAAGATATTTGTCCAGAGATGACATCGGATGTATCTGCTTGAAATTTAAGTGAATCACCAGCTTCTAATACCAACACATTGTGCACTGCATTATCATGAGAATTAGCAGGAGGTTTGGAATGATAAAATTTATAATCTACTGAATCAGAAAAATCTCTAAAGAAAAAATTACATTCTACAGCTGCATTATTATCATTAGCTACCGATATTTCTTTTATAATGGCAACGGAGGAAGTGTTAATTGTTAACACTGTTGTTAAATTAGTTGTAGTTAAATCGTATCCTTTTACTTTATAAGTTATTGTCATTTTTACTCCGTAGGTCCACTAAATAAAAACCAACTAAATGTTTCTAATTCATCTTTTAATTCTTTTTGAAAAGAAAAATTTAATTGGTCTTTTAATGTTTCTAATGCTTGTAATATTTGTCTTTGATTATCCACATTGTATTCTGGACTTGGTTCAGGTATGTACGTTGTAATCTTTGCCATTATCTTCTTCCATCTGGTTGAATATCTACTCTAAATAATCCATATCTCCAGTTTTCATCTGTAGATTCATTTTCAACTTTAATACTCATTAATCTATTTCTTGCTCTTGTATCTATTTTTGTTGTTGAAGAAGTCACCGTATAAGGTCCTAACATTTGACTATTTTGTGTTTGGGACGGATAATCTCTTAACAATAAAGTTACTTTAGCATTTCCTGTAAGGATTTTAAAGTCTGGAATAAATCTATTTATCTTCATTAAATACTGGCCATCTCCTTCAATATCTAAGTCAAAATCACCTGATTCAATATAAGCAGGAATAGCTACTGTAACAGCTGTTCCATTAGTTTCTAAACTAACATCATTAACCCCTGTTTCATGTTCATAATAAGTAGTTGCACCATTTAAATTAGTTACTCCATTAATTGTTGGAAAAGTTGGAGTCATTGTAGAATTATATTTAGTTGCATAAGGTAAATCAAAAACATCAGCGTCTGCATAAGATGATCTTGCAAGAGACATTGTTGTCCAAGTGTTTTCTAAATAATTATATACAACTGATCGATCAATCTGAAAAGAACCTGATTTAGGATAAAACCAAATAACTTCATTATATAAACTATTGTGAGATCCATAAACAATGTCGCCGGCATCAAAGTTTATTCCCAAATTATCTCCACCTGTTGTAAACACAAAGTCTTCAACTAATGATGGTAACTGTTTAACTGTTCCATCGTAAACAAAGAATCCACCTGATTCTCCCATCCAAAATATTGCACCCTGTGCAAACACAATAGAATTTTGACCAATACATCCACAGTTTGTTCCAACTTGTCTTACAGAAAATACAAAAGGTGGACCTACAAATTGAATAACATAGGCTGCAGTATTTGTTAGTACAAAGATATAATCTTTACCCTGTATTGCTCCTACAATAAAATTACCGGTATCCAGTCTAAATGTACCTGCAGTATTTGTTGCAGTTGGATTCCAAGTATTAAAATCTTCTTGATTTGAAAATCTTATAAACATTGGGTCTTGAGTTGATGGATCTCCAATAGTTGTTTCTGTTCCAAGTGCAAATAAATGTCTATCTCTATCTGATACAATAGTTAAAAGAGATTTAGTTGGAGCATTTGCAATAACGGTTGCTCGAGTAGTTAAAGCTCCTGCTGCGCTTGGATCCCATTTAAATGTTTTACCATTTCTAACAGTTGCAATTAATATTTGTCCAAAGTTATCAAAAGACCAAAGTCCAGGACTTAATGAGGTAGTAGCACTTGTAGTAGCTTCTCCCCATCCTGTTCCACCGACAAAAGATCCCCAGACGCCTGTTCCCCAGCCATATCCTAAAGTTTGAAATGCAGGACCAATGTTTACATAAGGAGTGGTTGTTATAGTAGAACCACCTCCAGACATACCAGTGCCTGCTTCAGTTACCGGCATAGTTACTGTAAAGGTGCTTGTACTTGGTACACTAATAACTTCAAAAGTATTTGTTGTAAAATTAGTAGATACAAATGTTGTGACACCTCCTCCAGCTAAGGATGGTGAAGTAAATCTAATGTAATCTCCAACACTTAATCCATGATTATTTTTTGTAACTGTTACTGTTGCTGATCCTGTAGTGGATGCTAATGTACAAGATGTAAGTGAAGTTCCAAGTGGAGTAATGTCATAAAAGCTACCATCAAAATAAATGAATAAACATTTATTTGTTCCAATTGCAGCATAACGGTTTCCACTAATTGAAACCCATGTTAATATTTCCCTTGCAGCTCCTGCAAGTCTTTCTCTTAAAGTTTGTTCCCAACCACCTATTTTTTCAGGATAACCATAACGAAAACGTACAAAATCTCCATCAATCCACTGGCCTTCTGCAGCAGTTGCGGTGTCTTGTTTATTAAATCCAGCTTTTAATGGTATCTTTTTTAATGGCATAAAGTATTACTATACCACCAAATTTGTTGATTTATACTATTTTCTTAACGGTGGTATTCCTAATAGAGGTCTTTTATCATAAAGATTCTCATTTGCAAACTGACCATTTAAGTGGTTATAATGCAAGAAAACTTGAGCACAGATATTACCAGTAAACTCTTCTCTCCAATGTTCTAATTCACAACCAGAATAAACTAGCATATCTCCTGGTTCTAAATCTACTCTAACTCCTTTTGGAGCATCTGGTTTATGTATATTTTTATATTCATCTATTACATTATTACTTCCTGTAGGATCAATATAGATTGGCCATGGATCTCCACCTAGATTTAATGTTGTAGATATTTCACACGATGGTCTATCTTTATGTCTTTTTAATATTGAACCTTTCTCATACACGCGCGCGTACGAGTATGTAGGTATTAAATTAAGATTTGTTTCTTTAACCATGATTGGCATTACTTTCATCAGTAATGTTTCCATAGCAAAGTCTGCATAATGAGAATATACATTTGGAACTTGTGTATCTTTCCAAGTACCAAATAAAGAATGTTCTGGAACAATATTATTCTGATACATAAATTTAACTGCATCTCTTTTTAAGAGAAAATAATTAAATATAAAATTAGCAAGATCATAAGATACTGCTTTTTTAATAACTTGATATTTAGTTAAATGAAAACTCATACAACAAAGTTCCTTTGTAAAAAGTTAAATGATACTGATATTCTGATTTCATTAGACATATTTGGATCTACACCATGATTAACCCAAGATGGAAACATAATCAAGCGTCCTGTTACAGGTTCAAAATGAACTTCTCTCCAAAGTCTTGAAGGTTGTTCTCCTTCAATGTGATTTGGTCTAGACATCAATGAAGTTGATCTTGGATCTTCTAGTTTTAAATGACCACAATCTTTTGCAGTTTTAACATAATAAACTCCCGACCATAAAGAATTAGGATGAATGTGTGGTCTATTATATCCACCTGGTGGATTAATATTTGCCCACATATTACCTAAAAAAGGTTCTGAAGATAACATTTCTTCCTTGTAAATATGTTTTTGTGCTTCAAATAATATATCTACTAATTTTTTATATTCTGGTTTTTCATGCATATCTGTTGTTGAATGCCAACCATTTACATTAGTTCTGCTTACACCTTTGTCTTGATTAGACCATGTAATAATATCTCTCTCTAACTGTTTATTTAAAGTTAAATCATTATTGTCTTTTACATAAACTGGTGTTGGAAAATATAATTCTCTGTTCATTTAAACGAAGGGCCTCCAAACCACATTACTAATGATTTTCTAACTCCACTTGTAATTGGAACAACTCTGTGTCTAATAAAACTTGCAAAGAAAATAGCTTGTCCTTGTTTAGGTCTTGCAATTTTACCTTCTTGCATAAGTTCAAGTCCACCACCTTCAAATTCAGATTCATGAGATAATAAACATGTCATAGATATTTTTCGCACAGGTGGCTCATTTATACCAACAACATCAGAATCCATATGCCAATCATAAAAACCTCCAGCAGGATATTCTGTATATTGAGCTTGTTCTGTAATTTGTACTCCTTCAAATCCAAAATGATTGTTATTTGTTTTTTTCATTATTTGTTCTAGTGTTGAATACATTTCAGGAAGTTTGTTAAATGGTATCCAACTAATATGTGATATTCTAGTTTTAGTATCTACAACACCACCTCCGCCCCCACCAACTTGTGCTGTTTGTGGTGGTTCAGCTCTTCCTGCATTTATAATTAATTGACATTGTTCTGGTGTAAATATTGGACCCGTTGTTTCAACAATCAACGATTTCCATTTTGGTTCCGTTATAATCATTGTGCTCCTCTGTTAAGTATTGGGTTATAAAGAACATCACAGTTTGCAGCGAGTGTTCTTCTTGTCTCATTAGTTCCATTGAATGGATATACACAGTGTCTCATATCATATGGAAATATATAAAAATCTCTTAACTTCATTGGTGGTTCATAATCTATTTTTGCAAACTGACCATTAGCTGCACCTAATATTTGTAGCTTTCCATTTTGTGGAGCTTCACTTGCTGAATACTCTACACCATAAGTACTAGGTAATTTTAAAATCATAACGGATGATAAACCTGTAAATATTGTTCCCTGATGAATGTGCACTGGATTATATTCATGTTCTTTCATTTCATTAATCCAAATAGAATTAAGATGTGTTTTATAATCTCTAATATGATTGAATTCTAAATAATGATGAAACATAGACATAAACCAATCTAAAACATTATTTGGAAATAAATTATGTCTTTTCATTTTTGATTCATCTTCTCCATCATAAAATAAAGAATGTTCATTTTTAATCTTACCAACTAATTGTTTATTTGCTGGTTCTAATTGATTAAATTTTTGTTCGTAAATTGAATTAATACTATTAAATATATCTAAAGGAGTTTCATATCGTAGGATAGATTGTCCTAAAAATGTGAATTGAAAATTCATTAGTCTTACTTATTTTATTTGCTTTCCGTATTGTGGTAGTTGTTCTGTCTTACTTCCTGCAAGTTCTCCAGTCTTTTGAATTCTCTCAAGACTTTCAAGTTGACCTACAATATTAAATACTTCAGCTTCTGATGTACCAGGTGTAATTGCTTTTGCCTTATTTAAATACATTTTATGATATGACTCTAATTGATGAGTATTTACATTTTTAGTGTCAAATGTTCCATCATCAAATTCTTTTTTAAGTTTTGACCACATGTTAATTTCTCTCATCCTATCTTTAGCAACTTGTTCCATACTTGCTTTAGAATAAATCTTTTCATCTAAATCAATTTTATAGCACTCTAATTTATATTCATCTGTTTCAGTTTCTATTTTCTTTTGTAGCCATTTAATCTTTGCATCATTTCTTCTGTAATCAAAAGACAATGTCATTAAATTTTCTAAATATACACTTTGTTCTCTAACACATTGCCAGTATTTTGAAGCTATCGTTGGATAACGATTATCTTGAAGTACAGAAAATCTAGCTTCTGTTTCAGTTCTAAATATTTGTTTTTTAGTCCAAGTATCACGAAGTTCATCTACCATTCCTTTAAATGATTTTAAATCATTCGGTTCAAGCAGATTATTAAGATGGGCTTCTTCTTGTTGTATAAGTTCTTTTATATCTCTCTTCTCTGTCATGAGAGTTATATAATGTATTATAACTTAAATGTAAAGTGTTAAGAAGAAGTTATTGTTCTAGTTGTAAGGTTTGTTCCTGTCCATTCTTCTGTGGCATTACCTTCAGGAGGCGAATAAGGATATCCTGCTGCAATAATACCTAATGGTTGAGTTCCACCACTTGTTGAAGCATATCTTGCTGTTGTCATACTTGTAGTTGCTGTCCAAGAAGTACCATTCCAACTTTCAGTTGTAGCTACTTTACTTCCATCATTTCCAGTATCTCCACCTGCACCAATAGCACCAGTTTGTACTCCAAATCCACCAAGACCAACTCTTGCAGTATTCATACTATTAACACTTGTCCAACTAGAACCATTCCATGATTCTGTATTTGCATATACACCTGGATTTACAACAGGTGCACCTCCAAAAATTAACCCAGAAGTTTGAATTCCAACACCAGCTGCATTATATCTAGCAGTATTATTATTTGCTGGAGATTGAGTCCAACTTGTTCCATTATATAAAAAAGTTTGTTGATAAGGTGGAACATTAGAAGTTCCAGAAGTCAAAGCCGCTGTTTGAGTGCCAAAAAATGCAAAACCACCAATACCTGTTGGAAATGTGGCTGGAAGAGTTGTCCATGAAGATCCATTATAAGATTCTGTTTTAGTTGAATAACTAGGACCAACAAATCCAACAAAATATAATCCAGCTGTTTGAGTACCTGTAGCACCTCCTCCTCTTTTAGCTTCAGGTAAATTTCCAGAATTTGTCCAAGATGTTCCATTATAATTTTCTGTAGCAGCTGTATTTGAATCTGTTGAAATATATCCACCAGCAGCAAAAAGTGCTGTCTGTGTACCTGCTCCTTTAGAAGAATATCTTGCAGTATTTAAATTCCCCCCTGTTGCCCAAGAATTAGTTGCAAAATATTGATACGCTTTTAATGTATTCGAAGTTGTATTATACCAAATTTGACCTTCAACTGGATTGGATGGATCCGAAGATACGATTAAAATATTTTGTCCTTGTATTCCTGTGTATTGTGCCATTATGATACCGTTACTGTTTTGGTTATTGGACCTGGTCCAGACCATTCATTTGTATTAGAATACATTGTAGCACCAGCATTACCTGCCCATTGAGCACCTGCTGCATTTGTACCACCACCTGCTCCTGTTGGGCCAACATTTGTTGGATAACTAGTTTGTGTTGACCAAGATGATCCATTATAAAGTTCTACGCTTGATATTTGTGTACCTCCAGCATTACCACAAGAAGCTACTGCTAATGTATTTGTTCCAAAACAAGCTCCATATGATCTTGCAGCATTAGTGCTAGGAGCACTTGTCCAAGTTGAACCATTCCAAGATAAAGATGTTAAAGTATCTACAGGAGAGGCTGATGGAATTTCTCCATTAGACATTAAACCTGCAGTGCTAGTTCCCCAAGCAACATGATTATATCTGTTAGTTGGAATTGTTGCTGGTAAAGTAGTCCAAGTTGATCCATTAAATGAATAAGTTCCTGTTGGTGATCCATTTGAACCACCTGCAAACACTGTTGCAGTTTGAGTTCCAAATCCTTTACAATAATTAGTAGGAGTAGTCATGGATCCAGAACTAGTCCAACTAGAACCATCAAACTTTTCTGTAGCAGAACCTGTATAACCAGCTGGGCCAGCACCACCACACCACATTAAACCTGCAGCTGAATTACCACTTCCCCCCGCTGCTATTCTTGATGTATTTAAACTTGGTGTAGAAGTCCAACTTGTTCCATTATATTTTTCTGAAGCAGTTGTATCAAATCCACCTGGAGCATTTGTAGCTCCTCCAAATTTTAATGAAGTATCTTGACTTGTTCCAGCACCACTTCCATAAGATTGTTGTGTATTTACGTTTCCTCCTGAAGCCCAAGTTCCACTTGCTACTGAACTTTGTACTTTTAATGCAGCAGACGTATAATTATACCACACCTGACCTACTTGAGGTGCAGGAGGATCTGACGAAAGGTACTGGACTTTTTGTCCATATGTTCCGTAATACGTTGCCATAAAAATTTTACTCTAAAACTATAGCGGTTGGTCTTTTTCTTCCAAATGGAATTGGTTGATTTTTTTCTGAATCAGGTAAAGCATCCCACGCTGCTTGAGCTTTTGCAATTTCTGCATCAACTATTGCTTGTGCTTCTTCTTTAGTTTTGAAAGTGCCAGCTACTTTATATACCCAAAGATTTGCATCTTGGTTATTTGCTGGTATCTGCCAAACATTACCTGGGAATCCAGAAATTTTAAATTTAGATGAATCATCATGTGTGATAAATCCTTTTCCCCAATTTTCCGCTACGCAGTATTTATATGCCATGTTTCCTCCTAATTAGTTTGTTTATAACATATTCTTTAATCATTGTATATTACGAAGTTGTTATGGTTCTTGTTACTGGGGCTCCTGCACCTGTAAATTCTTCAGTTGCACCTGGTCCTGAACCATTAGATGCTAAAGCTGCTCCTGATGTTCCGGCTCCACAACCCCCACCCATTGATTTACCTACACTCATTGATGGTTGCGATGTCCAATTAGTTCCATCGTAAGATGCAGTAGTTGTTAATAGTGACGATGGACTTCCACCATAGTTTAATGCTGCTGTTTGAGTTCCAGAACCCATTGCTGATGATGCTGAATAAGGTCTAGTGTTAACAGTGGTCCAAGATGTGCCATTATATTCTTCAGTTGCATTAGTTGCTGCAGGGGTAGCACCACCAGAAACTAAACCTGCTGTTTCGGTTCCTGAACCACAACGACCATACGCTCCTGTGTTCAAACTAGGTGCAGAAGTCCAAGAAGTTCCATTATACTTTTCTACTGCTGTTGTAGCAACTTCAGGACCTCTAATATAACCACCAGCCGCTAAACCTGCTGTTTGAGTTCCAATATTAGATGCACATAATTCTCTACCTGTACCTAATGCTCCACCACTTGTCCAAGTTGATCCATCATATTCATTTGTTGTAGTTACATTAGGATAACCACCAAATCCTAATGCTGCTGTTTGAGTTCCAAGACCAGATAAATTACCTACTGCTATAGGATAACTTGCTGGCAAGGTTGTCCATGTACTTCCATTATAAGATTCTGTAGCTGATTGATCACCGTAAGGTGGATTACTTAATTGTCCTGCAAAAATTAAATTTGCTGTTTGTGAACCTGCTCCAGTTTGTGTGGTTCTAGCTGTATTTACATTACCACCACTTGCCCAAGCTCCAGCAGTCGTAGCTGCTGCCAACTTAAAAGCATAAGAAGTATTATTGTACCAAACTTGTCCTTCGTTTGATGGAGATGGATCTGATGCAACTGATTGAACAGCAAAACCATTTATACCTTTATAAGTAGCCATGGTTATTTATTCTGTAATAGCCAGCCTTGAGTTGTATCAACGTATACTAAAGTTAAACCTGCTCTCTCAACTGACACTGTTAAATCTTCTGCAACACCTTGAATGTTTTTACCATTTCTTGCAATGGTTAAATTGTTAGTGTCAAATGTTCCAGCGTAATCAATAAATGATACAAAATCTCCTAATGTTGGAGATGATGGTAATGTTGCTGTAATTGCTGTTGATGTTGTATCTACAAAATATCCTTCTTTTGCAGTTACGTTGAAGTTTCCTGTTTTAACCGCTTGCCAAGCTGCTCCGCCTGATACAGTTGCAAAAGATAAATTACCAGAGCCATCAGTTTGTAGAACTTGATTTGCTGTTCCTGTTGCAACTGGTAAAGTTAATGTATAAGCAGTGTCTCCTGTAATTGTAGCTGGAGCTTTTAATCCAACATAAGCTGAACCAGTATTATCTCCTAATCTTAATGCACCTTCAGAATCAATTACAAAATTAGTTCCATCCCAAGTTAAATTAGCTGAACCACCAAATGATCCAGAATTATTAAATTGAATTTGTGTATTAGATCCACCTGGAACTCCAAGAGGAACATCTGTTACATTTGTTCCATCTGAATAAACTAATTTAAATCCTTTATCTGTTGTAGAAAAAGTTGGTCCTG